ATGGGGTTTTTGGATTTTCTAAAACCAAGATCAAAGGAACATATTGAAGAATGCTGGCCTGGTGGCAAGATGCTTCAAGTCCATATCGAATATGATACTAAATCCTCTGTAATTACCTACAAGGGCCGTTATGGATTGCAATTTAATGTGCCAAAGGCTGATGTGACAAACATTATTATTAAAGAGGTAAGTCGTACGCATAGTGTTCTTCAACTATATAGTGGTGTTGACTGCGTAGGGACTAGTGATATTCTCCCTACGGAGGCTTGTAATACGATGAGGGATTGGCTAGGACAATATTGATGCATATGTTTTATAGGAATGTAATAAATATTCTTTACATTCCTATAAAATAGGCATATAATTAGTCGTGTCATGGACCACTAGCTCAGCTGGCAGAGCACCTGACTCTTAATCAGGGTGTCCAGGGTTCGAACCCCTGGTGGTCCACCAAAATAACCCGCACTACTGTGCGGGTTTTTCTTTTGACATCATTTTTATCAGGGTGCCTTTTGACATCATTTTGACATCAATTAGAATATGTTTGAAATCTTTTCTACGACATCGGCTTCCATAATCGGAGTAACATGAGAGTAGGTATCCATCGTTTGTTGATACGAGGAATGGCCAAGTCGCATTTGTACGACTTTAAAATTTACGCCTGCTTCTAATAATAGAGTCGCATGTGTATGGCGAGTATCGTGCATCGTAAAGTCAGGTCTACCGATTGCAGTAGCAAACTTTTTACACTTTAGAGAAACTTTAGCCGGATCACGAGGGCTTCCAAACTTACCTGGGAACACGAGATTATTATTTCTCCAGTTCGTTGCTTTTAGGCGTCGTTTATCGACGCATGTGCGAAGTTTTAGGAGCTCTGCGATAGTTTTATCGTCAAGTGATATAGAACGCCTAGACGAGCTGTTTTTAGTCGTTTTTGAGAGAGTGGTTACTTCATTGATACGTAAAACAGTCTGGTTGACGGTTAGCGTCTTTTGTTTTAAGTTGACATCATCCCAGGTTAAACCGAGTATCTCGCTACGGCGTAAACCTGTAGTAAACGCTAGCTTAAACAGGGCGTGCCATTCGACATCATCGATTTGTTCAAGAAAGGTCTCAACCTCTTCTTTAGATAGCGTTACCATTTCACGTTTACGCTCTTGTTTAGGTTTTTTAACTAATGTGGCCACGTTCTTCGAGAGTATCTCATCCATGACGGCCTGCTTTAGTATAGCTCTTAGAACGGTTAGCGTGTAACTGATAGTCCGAGCGGATAAATGACTCATGCTATCCATGAGTGCTCTTACGTTCAAGGCTGATAGCTCGACCAATCGTATCGAGCCTATGAAAGGCACAATATAGGTTTTAATAATATATTGGTAAGAGGAGAGGGTGTTCTGTGAAACCGTATCCGTTTTAAGTCGGATCCAATAATCGCACCATCGCTCGATTGTAATCGTGTTATCGTAGTTAGCACATTGTGCTAGCGACTCAACGTAAGCATCACGTTCGGCAATAGCAGCTTTTTTGGTCGTGCCATAAAAGTATTTACGCTTACCATTTATCATCTTGGACACTTGATAGCGCCCATCGACTCGTTTTTTAGCCATAAAAATAACCTCCTTGGCTTAAATTTGGGTATAAGAAATAAGCCTTAGAGGTTTTATGTGATATAATGATATTGGAGTAAAAATGAAGTACCTCTAAGGTATGTAGTTTTTAGTAGCCCTCACTGCGGTGAGGGCTTATTTTTTTTACCTAAAAGACAGAATCTAGTACATTGTCATACCAGTGCTTTTTCTTTTTAGGCTGTTGCACTTCTTCAGATGGCGCCTGGTGTATCTCATGATCGGCTTGCCATTTTGCTAGTGCATTTTTAGTACCTTCATCGACTTTGTGTAAGTCTTCCATTTCTTTTTGTGTCATACTAATAGTGCGTTCGAGATATTCCTGTTCGTCTAGTAATTCCGTGCTCCCGTCATCGTAATGTACTAGTACCTTAGGACCATCTAACGCCTTAAATTCGTCATGAGATACTTCGGTTCTAGCGAATCCCGTAACTGTAACTAAGGCAAGCATAGTAGTAATTAATAAAGTCTTTTTCATGTTAACATCTCCCTGTCATTCATCTTTTAGTGCCATAAGAGCGCTCTTATACTCCTCATTTAAGTCCTTGGCCATCTCTACAGAATCCCTTAATACACGAAGCCACAATGCTAAATCTTCGCTTACCCCTCCATTTTCTTTTTGTAAATAAAATATCTTATTACACGCTTCTATATAGGCCGGAATAACTTTTGTCATATATTCTGCTTCAGCCGCAACTTTACGGGCTCTAAATATTTCTTCAGGTGTACTAAGTTCATCATTCAACAATTTTATAGCTTTGTCTAATTCTTTTCGGTTTTGTTCCGTCCTGATCGCTTTCCACGCTGCGTATGCTCCTGTTCCTATCGCAGCTCCTGCAGCAACAGTAGCAGTGATCGGGGCGCCCATCGCCGCGACAACCCCTGCCGCCGCACCTATTGCTCCGGAGTTAATAAACATCTCTGACACAGAATTGCTTCCTGCTCCAGTCGGATTAGCAGCCGCTCGTGGATCAATCGCTGAAGGTTCCATCTCCAATACTTTTGCTAACTTCTCTAAATTCTCTTCACTAATATTATACTTTGCTGTAAAATACCCGGACAATGTGGACGAGCTAATCCCTGTTTTATCTGCGAGCATGGTCTTTGTCCAGCCTCTTCGCTTAAGTGCCGTACCCAAATTGAGCGCTACGATTCTGCGCATATCTTCATCAAATGTACTTCTTTTAGAACGTGCCATAATATAAATCCTCTCATGTATATCTAACTCTTTAACTATATTTTATATACTATTTTCGATAAAATCAATAGAAAATTCGACTTTTTTCAAATTTTTATCAACTTTTTATCGAAAATATAAACAAACTTAAATTTTGTGTCTATTGAAATTCGAGTAAATTCGAGTTATACTGAAATCACAGGAAGCGAGGAGGTGTAAAAATGAAGTTAACCCTTAAGGCTGCAAGAGTTAATGCAGGGCTCACCCAAAAAGCCGCTGCAAACCTATTAAAGGTTCATCCGCAAACACTTGCTAAGTGGGAAGCTGATAACTCTAAAATGCCTTTTGCAAAAGTAAAACTTGCAGAACAGCTCTACGGAGTTGATGAAGGTGTAATTTTTTTTGGTAAGGCTTTCGAGTTTACTCGAAATATAGCGAGTGTTAAATAGGAGGATAGGTTATGAAAGAATTCGTAATCAGAATGTTCGGCGAATCCATTACGGAACGCATGAACGAGTTAGGCATGACTAAGACGGCGCTGATCAAACAAGCTGAAATCTCGATGGATACATTAAACCGAGCTATCAAGGGCAAGTCAGTGCAAATGTCGACAGTTGTTGGTATCTGCTATGCGTTGTGTGTCGATGATAACGAAAGTCACGACTTTTGGGAAACCGATTACTACAACCCTAAATTAGATAGGAGGTAGTTATGAATAAAAAACAATTATTAGAACTAGCTAGTTGTTGTTTATGGATTTTAGCCTTAGGCTTATCCGCAGGTATAAGTTTATTCGTGATGTTATCCCTAGTGCTTCTAGCATTCTAGGAGGCGCCTATGAATAAGATGTGTATCACAGTAGCGGAAGCTGCAGAACTTGCTAGCGTACCGCAAGCCGTTATCCGAGAATGGGCGCAAGATTTTGACTTCCCGTCCATGAAAATCGGTAAGCGTGGAGGTAAACGCCTCATCCACGTTGATTCGTTTAATGCTTGGCTTGCTAAACGGTGCCAGGCACGAATAGGAGAGTAGACATGATGAAAGTAGTTTATGTGCTTCGCATTATTGCAGCCATATTAGTAGTAGGAACTGTCGGTTCTATCGAAATAGACCGCATTGATTTGTGGACTGGTATGTGTCAGGGGTTACTAGGAATCACTCTTTGGTTACTCACTGGTTACTGGATTGAGGAGTTAAAAGAGTATGAACGATAAACGATGCTCCTTCTGTAATAAAAGGATTAAAAGTCCTTACACAAATTGGTCGTACCTAACTGGCAAGCCTCGTATAGTGTGCGATAACTGTAAAGACATACACCCGTGTGTAAATAGAATAACACGTTTATCCAAACGTGCCTAGTGAAAGGAGGTGAGGACATTGCGAGACTGTACAACGTGCCCTAATAGAGATTACTGCATTCCTGATGAGTGCGAGCACCTGGGCACAAAAAAAAGCACCCCAAAGCACGGCAATGCTAAAGGGCGCATAGAAAAATATCCATTTAAAGTATATCACATCATTAAGCCGAAAGGGAATAGAACAATGATCGAGTTAAAAATCACAGTAGATAAAGCAGTTGAATTAGAACAAGAAGTGAAAGACCTATACCAATCTATCGTAGGCGCTCCAGTTAAAGAAGAAACACTTACTAAGAAGGAAACTCCTGAACCAGTTAAAGAAGAAGCTCCAAAAACTGAGCCGGTTAAAGAAGAACCCGCACCTACAGTAGAACCTGAAAAAGAAGTACCCGCACCTACAGTAGAACCTGAAAAAGAAGTACCGAGCCTTGAAGCAACTCGTGAAGCAGTGAAAGACGTAATGGCAAAAGCTACTGATAAAACGAAAGCTAAAGGCGAATTCAAAGCCTTCTTAGATAGCATCGGCGCTGAAAAGGTAACATCTGCTACCGATGAACAACGTATTCAAATTATGGAATGGGTGAATAGCCGTGGCTAAGAAACACGCCTTACTCGGTGCATCCAGTAGCGCCAGGTGGTTAGTATGTACTCCTTCAGCAAGACTCGAAGCGATGTTCCCTGATGAACAATCACCTTATGCTGCGGAAGGTACTGTAGCGCATGACCTGGCAGAAGCAATTCTTCGGCATAAGCTAGAAGGTAAAAAAGCCCCTAAGCCGGACGACTACTCCGCTGAAATGGTAGAAGCGGTTAATCGATATGTCGATATTTGTGAAGAAAAGGTAAACGAGGCACGTACTCGTTCCTCTGATGCGGAGGCCATGATTGAAGCACGGCTCGACTTCTCTAGATGGGTACCCGAAGGGTTCGGTACGGGTGACATGGTAATCGTAGCCGATGGCATCCTGGAAGTGATTGACCTGAAGTATGGCAAAGGCGTTCCTGTCAGTGCCGCCGAAAATACACAAATGCGACTCTACGCATTAGGTGCTTACGATGTAAACGAGTACTTATATGACATTAAAACGGTACGTATGACGATCGTTCAGCCAAGACTTGATAGTGTGTCTACCGACGAAATGTCACTTGAAGAACTTCTTGATTGGGGCGAAGATATCAAACCAATCGCACAACGTGCCTGGGACGGTATCGGAGAATGTACACCTTGCGACTACTGTAACTTCTGTAAAGCACGGCACACCTGCCGAGCATTAGCAGATACTTGCCTTGATACGTTCTACAAGAATGGCGGTAAGCTAAATCAATTACTCACTGACCGTGAAGTATCTGACATCCTAGCGATGAAAGATTTAATCACAAAGTGGATTAAAGGTGTTTACGACTTTGCATATGAGAAGGCATTATCGGGTGAAAAGCAATGGCCTGGGTATAAATTAGTGGAAGGTACATCAAGACGTACAATTACGGATCCGGAAGCTGCAGCTAAAACATTACTCGATAACGGCTACAAAGAAGAGGAAATCTTCAAGCCTCGAGAACTCGAAGGTATCACAAACTTACAAAAGGTACTCGGTAAAAAGGGCGTTGCCGAATACTTAGAAGCCTATATCGATAAACCGGAGGGCAAGCCTACACTTGTACCGGAAAGCGATAAACGCCCAGCAATTAATACAGTTGAAACAATGATGAATGAATTTGAAGACGAGGTATAAGAGATGAATAAAACTTTAACAACAGCACTTGCAATTTCCGCGTTAGCAGTAAACGTAGTTGGCGCAACTAGTAATAACACAGTAGGTGGTACAGATAATACTATCTCCGCAACATCTACAAGCTCCGCAGTATGGGGCTTCCAAAACAACATCGACGCTAATAATGCGTTAGCGTTCGGCACAAATAATACTGTAACTGGTGAAAATGGCTTCGCAGGTGGTAATAACGCTACTGCAGCAGGTCGAAATAGCTTCGCCTTTGGCTCTCACGCCGAAAGTTTGGTGGAGTACACCGTAGCCATCGGCAATCAAGCCCGAGTTTCCAGTTATGACAGCGTGGCTATCGGTAACGGTGCCTTCGTATCCGGCGAGTCTTCGGTAGTATTAGGCAGAACTAATAATGTTACAGGCGCTGATACTGTGGTTGTCGGTGCTAACAACGGCACAGTAGCCGGCGGACAAAGCGCCGTAATTGGCTACAACAATAAAATCGGTGCTGACAAAGAGCAATTAGTGTTCGGTTCTAATTCTGAATCTAATGGTCAAGGCGCTCTTACATTTGGCACTCATGCCAAATCCTTAGCCACTGACGCCGTTGCATTCGGCAACAATACGATTGCTGATAAAGCAAATTCTGTAGCAATCGGTACTAACAGCGTTACAGATAGCGCCGTTGGAGTTGACGGCATCACGATTAATGGCACTCGCCATATCTTTGCCGGAGAACAACCGGCAAGCGTAGTAAGTTTTGGTTCTAAAGCCCGTGCAGGTGCAGGCGGAGTAACTCAGTACAACCGCCAACTCACGAATGTTAGCGCTGGTAAAATCTCTGCTGATTCATTAGACGCTGTGAACGGCTCCCAGCTATTCGCTGCGATTGATGAAATCGAAACAAACGCTAAACAAATTGCTAAAAACAAGCAAAACATTAAAGATGTGGCAATCGGTTTGAACATGCTAGGCGATGTAGTGAACGATCATGAACAAGCTATCGCAGGTAATACTACTGCAATTACCAACAATTCTAACCGCATCAATGGTAATACATCTGCTATCAATTCCCTTGGCCAAAAGGTAACTGCTAATACAGCGGATATTAGAAGCCTTGAACATGTGGCAGACAATCACGAAGGGCGTATCACGACTTTAGAACATCGTTCTTTGGGCTTAGCTAATGACATTAACAACAAAGTCAACAATCTTGGCCAACGTGTTAACAAGTTAGGCGCAAGTTCCGCAGCACTTGCTGGCTTGCATCCATTAGACTTTAACAGAAATGACAAAGTCAGCTACGCTGTAAGTTACGGCCATTACCGTAACAGTAATGCAGTAGCGCTCGGCGTATTCGCTAGACCTAATGAACGTATTATGCTTGGCTTTGGTGCTACGTTAGGCGGTGAGAACCAATACACCGTAAACGTAGCCTTCAAAACCGGTAAAGGTTCTGACTATGTAGCAGAAGCTAAAGACGCGCAAAGCCGTATTTCTAAACTCGAAGCACTCGTAAACAAATTAATGTCTGAAGTAGAATCTAACAAATAATTCATTTAAAGAAGGAGACCGTAACAATGGCTAAATTAACAACTGGAATTGTAAGACTTTCTTATGCTAACATCGCTCAACCTCGTAAAAACGACGACGGCAAAGCAAAATATAGTTCCCAAATCATCATCGACAAAACAGATAAGAAAACAATCAAAGCATTTGAACGTGCGATTGAAGAACTTAAGGCTGATCCAAAAGCAGTAGCTAAGGTAGAAGGTAAAGCAGCATACCTTAAATTGAACTTACGCGATGGTGATACAGATGAAGCAGTAGCTGACCAACCTGAAACATACGCTGGTAAATTCTTCATCAATGCGAATAGCGATAAACAACCTATCGTATTCACTCGTGACAAAATCAAGATGGACCAATTCGATATTGAGGAAGAAATCTACTCCGGTGTATACGCGCAGGTCGCATTATCCGTATTCGCTTATAACTTCAACGGTAAAAAAGGTGTAGGCTTTGGCCTAAATGGTGTACGTAAAGTCAAAGATGGTGACCGCCTTGGTGGTGTTCATGTATCTGCTAGCGACTTCGGGGATGACGATTTAGGCGACCTAGACGATGACGATTTAATCTAAGGAGGCATATATGGAGCTCAGTATTGATGTGGAAACGTATTCTGACTGCCCTATTAAATATGGGGCCCAGCGATACGTTGATGATACAACATTTGAAATACTGCTCTTTGCCTATAGCTTCGATGACGAACCGGTCGAAGTAATTGATATGACAAAGGATCCACTGCCCGAAAGGGTGGTGGACGCTTTGTATAACAAGGAAATTACAAAGACCGCATTCAACGCAGCATTCGAAATGCTTTGTCTTAAAAAGTATTACCCTGATGCGGACTATACGAACTGGGAGTGTACCTCTGTACTAGCGTTATACTGCAGTTTACCTGCGAGCCTCGACAATGTGTCTAAGGCTTTGAAACTAGGAGAAGCCAAGGACTCAAGAGGTAAACGCTTAATTCAGTTTTTCTCTGTACCACGAAAACCAACTAAGACAAACCCTAAGACACGAAATATGCCAGAGGATGCACCTGGGAAATGGGCGGAATACATTGAATACAACCGCCAGGACGTGGTAGTAGAAAAGGCAATCCGTAAACGTTTACTTTCATTAAAGCCCCCTGCTATCGAGCATGAGTACTGGCTACTCGACCAAGATATCAACTGGCGAGGGGTGAAAGTAGATATGGAACTCGTCGATGCAGCGCTTGCTTGTAACGATGAAATTGTGGCGGAGGCTACCGAGTCATCTAAGATATTAACAGGATTAGAGAATCCTAACAGTACTATGCAACTTAAAGAGTGGCTAACGGCAAGACTAGGATATGATCTAGAAACAATGCGAAAAGACGATGTATCAAGCCTCTTGGAACAGGATATCCCCTCTGATGTTCGCAAGGTACTACAGAATAGACAGGTGCTCGGTAACTCCTCCATCAAAAAATACTTGGCCATGAAAAACGCTGTATGTTCAGATGGTCGCATCCACGGCATGCTTCAGTTTTATGGGGCTATGCGTAGCGGACGATGGGCGGGGCGTGTAGTACAACTACAGAACCTCCCTCGTAACTACCTAGAAGACTTAGACACAGCTCGGGATGTACTTAAAAGTAGAGACGTAGAAATGCTAGACCTACTATATGGAAACCCTGGTGATGTGATTAAGCAACTTATCCGTACTGCTCTTGTAGCAGAGGACGGACACCGATTTATTGTAGCTGACTTTAGTGCTATTGAAGCCCGTGTTATCGCCTGGCTTGCTCACGAGCAGTGGCGCCAAGATGTATTCGCTCAAGGTGGAGACATCTACTGTGCATCCGCATCAAGCATGTTCCATGTACCTGTTGAGAAGCACGGCGTTAATGGTCACCTACGGCAAAAGGGCAAGGTAGCAGAATTAGCGCTCGGCTATGGCGGCGGTGTAGGAGCTATGAAAGCGATGGATTCAAAAGGAGAAATTCCTGAGAAGGAACTACCAGGTATCATCGAAGCATGGCGACAAGCTAGTCCACGAATTACGAGATTTTGGAAAGATGCAGACAGCGCAGCTAAGAAGGTAGTACAGACCGGTGAACCCGTACGAATCAGGCAAGGCAATATTAAATTCTTTAAATCGAAAGGATTCCTGTTCATCGAATTACCGTCCGGTCGAAGACTTGCCTATGCAAGACCTAGAATTGGGACTAACCGGTTCGGTAGTGAATCGATTGAGTATGACGGAATGGATCAGGTTAAAAATACATGGGGCAGAGTTGAAACCTATGGCGGAAAGCTCGTCGAAAACATTGTACAGGCAGTGGCGAGAGATTGCTTAGCCGCATCAATGCTCAGACTGGCCAAAGCTGGTTACAAAATTGTAGCCCACATCCACGACGAAGTGGTTATCGAAGCGCCAATAGGCGAAGGCAGTTTAGAAGAAGTTATAGATATTATGTGTAAGCCCGAACCCTGGAATGAAGGGCTCATATTAAACGCAGCAGGGTTCGAGAACCCTTACTACATGAAGGATTAGGAGGACAATCCGTATGAAACTCTCAAAACAACAAATTCAACAACAACGCGAAGCAATCGACGGCTTATATGAACTCGTAAAAGATGCACCAGCTAGCGAACGTAAAGATACAGCTATGGCGTACTGCGAAGGATGTATTGCTGCTTGCGACCTCGCGCTTAAGATATTAAATGGCAAGAAAGCAGACGCTCCTAAGGTGGAAGAACCACCAAAGGTAGAAGAGGCTACTCCGGCGGTAGAAGAAAAGCCAAAACGTAAACGTACTACTAAAAAGAAAGAAGTCGAAGCTCCGGTAGTTGAAGAAACTCCTGAAGAAGATGATTTAGACGATTTGTTATAAGAAAGGATAGCGCCTTATGAGGGTCTTATTCAATCTACAAGTACAACAGCTGTACGACCTAGTGCGGCGCAAACAAGTTTCACCATTTACCCCTGCAAGCCATTACCACGTGCCTTGCGAACACTCCTTCGCTAACCTATGGCCTATGGAGTCAAACGGGTTTGGAATAGTGCCTTGTCGGGAATCAGATGAGTTCTATTGCCCGAGTTGTGGCGAGCGGATCCACGCTAAAGAGTTTACTGCGGAAGTTGGATATAGCGCCACCGTTCCTTTGTCTCTGGGCCTATCAATTATAGATAGGGGTGATAAACTGGACGTGCAATTTGAGTACGACACAGTGTATGCCGACGGCGATACAGGGATGATATACAAAGGCTATAAATCTCATGTCATCGATGTGGTGCGGTTTGACTTTAAACAAAGAAAAACCTTTATCATACTTAAGAAACGCTCACGCAGTGATGTCGTCGAAGAATCGACGGTTTCCCCTACGCGTTTATCAAACAGCCCCTTATCATTAGCTTGGTTTGTAGCCACACCTGACTGTAGACTACATAACCATCAAGATGAGCTAAAACGTTTCGCCAAGGTGCTAAAAGAAGTGTTCTTCGAGAAGCTTTCAAAGGCAGTAGGGTATAAAGTTAAATCTATTAGACAAGGCGTACAGGTATCTAACAAGTACGGAGCTCTAGATAACCTACTTCATAACTTAGTATGGAAATTACAAGCTCCGGATGCACCAGCTATCAATGATAGTCTTAAACGAGACTATGATGACTTCTATAACCGGAAATTCCCTAACGAGACACTCGGTATGGATAATGTATTAGAGTTAACGACAAAAGGTGATTCCTTTGTAAAGGCCTTAATCAAGGCTCATAACTTACCGGATGCTAGATGGGCTCGTCGGTTATTACACGATAGACCGTTCTTCTATACGAAGATCATCAAAGTTATGGCTACGTTATTTAAGAACAAGGACTATCAAAAAGCTATGGTCGATGTTATCAAAGATAACTCTGACAATACAAGTTATATTCAGTCTTGGCCATTATGGCGTGATGACCGCGATTTATCTGTCATTCGTAAATTTGTTAACATCCTTAGCCACCAATACGGCGAGCGCCAGGCGTTCTTATTCATTAGAAATGCGACGTCCTATCCCGATATCAGAGATACAGCTAGTATGTATTTTGAGTTATCGAGAAGTCGCCGTAAAGAGGTATGGGGTAGCCGCATCCAGGTGCGTAGCCTACATGACACCATCGCGAGAATGCAAAAGTTTGACAAAGTAGAAGACGAAATCGTACAGCAGCGTAAAGCACATATGGCACTGGCCGATATGGTTGATGGTTATCGCTTCATGGCGATAGGTTCTACTCATGGCATCGTTGATATGGGTATTCAGCTTAATAACTGTGTAAGCTCCTATATCAAAAAAGTAAAAGCTGAAACGTGTGCTATCGTAGGTGTCTATAAATGTAACAAGCCTGTAGCGTGTATCGAGGTTAACCCCGTTAATGATGCGGATGACTTCGTAGAGATACACCAGGCTAAACTTAAAAATAATCGTGGCGTATATGAAGACCACGATATCAACGGAGCTGTAACGCAGTGGGTAACTTCTCACGGCTTACGTGTTCCTAGGTATGTAGGGGACATCCACTTTGCGAAGGGAGGAGCGATGTAATATGGATACTAATATCATCATAGCTACGGGCAGAAGTCGCTCCGCCCGTAGCTGGAAGTCTGACAAAATGACTTGGAGTGCTTTGGCCAACAAATTGGCCGAGCCAACTGTAACGAACGAAACGGCTGCTGAATACGCCAAGATGTCTAAAGCTGATCAAGGCCAAAAGAAAGACGTCGGCGGTTTTGTAGGCGGTTATATTCCTAAAAATGGTAGACGGATTAGAGGGGCTGTTAAAGAGCGATACCTTATCACTCTTGATGCAGATAATCCTGGCAAAGATTTTATCGTAGACCTAGATATGGAATTAGGCGGTATGGAGTATGTACTCTACAGTACGCACAGTCACACGGCTGACCGTCCACGATATCGTGTGATTATTCCAGTCGATAGACCTATGACACCGGACGAGTATCAAGCAGTCTCTAGACGGATTGCGGATAACATCGGTATTGAGTTCTTCGACCCCTCCACGCACCAGGCTGAACGGCTTATGTATTGGCCAAGCCATCCTAAGGATGTCGAGTACGTTTACCTACACAGCGAAGGCTCTCTAGTTTCAGTAGATACCTATTTGAGTACCTACAGAGACTGGCGAGATACGAGCCTTTGGCCAACATCGGAGAAGGAATCACAAATTCGTCTTGATGCGGCCAAGAAGCAAGGCAATCCATTAGAGAAAAAAGGCCTTATCGGTGCTTTTTGTCGGTGCTACAGCATAACGGAAGCGATACATAAGTTTCTCCCCGAAGTCTATGAACCTACAGCAGTCGAAGACCGATACACATACGTAGCCGGTAGCTCAGTAGGTGGCTTAGTCATTTACGATAACGACACTTTCGCTTACTCCAACCATGCAACTGACCCTATCAGCGGTAAGCTCGTAAATGCGTTTGACCTTGTACGGATCCACTTATTCGGAGACAAGGACCCAGCAGATGAGACCAGCGTCACCAAATTACCAAGCTACAAAGACATGATAGACTTTGTCAACGAAGACGGCGCAGCACCAATTCTGCTCGACAAGGAACGTATGGCGGATATGGAATTTGAGGATATCACGGACGATGACGAGGACTTTTTATCAAAGCTAAAGCGTGATAAAAATGGTACGCCTGAGTCTGATGTGTTCAACTGTTTAGTAGTACTTAAGCAGGACCCCGCATTAAAAGGTAAAATCCGTCTTGATGAATTCGCACACCGCTTAGTCGTAATTGACGACCTTCCGTGGCGTGATAAGGACGAAACCCCTTACTGGACAGATACCGACGATGCGTGCCTACGTAATTACTTTGCTACTAAATATCTTATTAAGGGTAAAGGCATTATCGATGATGCACTCCAGGAAGTAACGCAAGATAATAAGTTTCATCCTGTGCGTGAGTACTTAAAGGAATTGACTTGGGACGGTGAATGTAGACTTGATACTTTATTTATTGACTACATTGGAGCGGAGGATACCGAATACATTAGAGCAGTTACTCGTAAATGGATGTGCGGTGCCGTAGCTCGTGTTATGGATCCGGGCGTTAAGTTTGATACGGCGATTGTATTATACGGCTCTCAAGGTCTTGGTAAATCATTAATCCTAGAGCGGTTAGGTCGTAAATGGTTCAATAACTCTTTAGTTGATATCAAAACCAAAGACGCCCTAGAACAAATTCAGGGCTCTTGGGTAGTTGAACTTGCTGAACTGGCACCTACCTATAAGAACGATAATGAAATCGTTAAAGCTTTTATCAGCCGTACCTCTGACCGGTTCCGTTCTCCGTATGGTAGACGCACCGAAGAGTACCCTCGCCAGTGTGTATTCGCTGGTTCCACTAACAATCTTATGTTCCTAAAAGACCGTACCGGTAACCGCCGATTCTGGCCAATTACTGGAGATAAAGACCGGAAGACTAAAAACTCCTGGGACTTGTCAAAGGATGAAATTGACCAATTATGGGCGGAAGCGTTTAGATATTGGTCCGAAGGTGAACCTCTCGTATTAGAGGGAGCACTTGAGGAAGAAGCCCTTAGAATCCAATTATCTCATACAGAAGGCGGTGAACTCGTAGGACTCATTGAGGAATACCTCGATATGCTACTTCCTGAAGACTGGGAAACAATGGATATCTACGATAGACGAGATTATGTCGCTAATTATGGCGATGACGATCATTGTGGTTCAGTGCAGCGGGAGCGAGTGTGTGCCCTTGAGATATGGTGTGAAGTGCTTGGCGGGGATAGGAAGAACCTGCAGAACGCAAAGGCAAGAGAGATTATAGACATCTTGCAATCAACGCCAGGCTGGAACCCCTATACAAAGGGAACAGGAAAGGCACGTTTTGGCAGGCTTTACGGTCCGCAAAGAGCGTTTATAAAGGAAGGCACAGACCTCCTATCTATCTATAAACGAAATCATGGTAAGTAGGTGTGTCCAATTATTTGAGGTGTGTCCAATTATTTTATGGGTACGAATGTTCGTAAAAATATTTATTCAAGCCTATACATCGATAAATTTTGATATACGCTAATAATTGGACACACTAAACACGCTTGGACACACTAATCGGACACGGCTGAAAAGCAGATAACTGCTAATCTAAATAGTAATATGTATCTAGTGTGTCCAATTATTTATATAAAAATAAAAAAATAAATATATGAATAATCGTATGTATAGGTATACACGTAAAAAACCCGTATACGCGTATATATATATATTGGAAAAAAATTGGGCACTTCGGACACACCCCCCCCTATAAATCCAGTAACCACGTAGGTTTGTAGGCGTGTCCGAGGGTGTGTCCAATTGTTAAATGAGAACGAGGTGAGAACGTGGAAAAAGACATCGAGCGATGGTTAGGAAATCAACTCAAAAAACTGGGGTGCATATATATGAAATTCGTGTCACCTGGAAATGATGGTGTACCTGATCGGATTATTGTACTTCCTGGAGGCGGTGTTATATTCGTCGAGTTAAAGGATACGAACGGGAAGCTAATGGCTAACCAACGGGTACAGATTTCACGATTACGAAAACAAGGCGCTTTGGTGTTTGTGGTAACCGGGATGTCTGACGCTAAGTTATTTGTTGAAGATATGGAAAGGGCGATACATGGACTTTCATCCACACGAGTATCAAAGCATTGCAATACAACGAATCATTGATAATACCCATTACGGCTTGTTACTGGATATGGGTTTAGGTAAGACCATATCTACCCTTATTGCGATTGAACGGCTTATGTATGATTACTTTGATATTAAAAAAGTATTACTCATTGCACCTAAGAAGGTAGCAGAATCTACATGGGCACAAGAAACGCAAAAATGGAGCGCTACAAGACGTTTAACGGTGGCTAAGGTGTTAGGCCCCGAGAAGGAACGTATACAGGCCTTAGAGAGTGAATCTGACGTTTATGTGATAAATCGTGAAAACGTACAATGGTTATATGAGTACTATCGTAAGAAAAAATCGTTCCCTTTCGATATGTTAGTGATCGATGAGAGTTCTTCGTTTAAGAACCCACAGGCTAAACGGTTTAAGGCGATACGAAAACTCCGCCCATTGTTTAAGCGTATCGTCATTTTAACAGGTACGCCGGCACCGAATACCTTACTTGATATTTGGGCACAAATGTATCTTTTAGATGGCGGGGAACGATTAGGTAAGACGATTACTGAATATCGTACCCGATACTTTACACCGGACAAAACAAACGGGCATGTCGTGTACAGTTACCGATTACTGCCTGGCGGAGATAAGGCGATATTCAGCAAGATGCAAGATATCTGTATGAGCTTAAAAGCGAAGGACTATCTTACACTACCTGAACGTATCGAGAATGTCATCACAGTAGAGATGAACCCTAAAGAATGGGAACTCTATAAACAGATGGAACGTGAGCACGTGCTTAGTTTAGCCAGTGATGACGATGTAAGTGCGTTGAATGCAGCAGCACTCGCCGGTAAATTGTTACAACTGGCGAATGGATCCATTTATAACGACGAAGGTGAAATCGTAGTCGTCCATAACGAGAAGATTGAACGATTGAAAGAATTGGTAGAAACGAATGAAGGAAAACCGATGTTAGTGTTCTATAACTTCAAACATGACCTTCAATCGATTAAAGAAGCGTTCCCGAAAGCGGTCGAGCTAAAGACCGATGATGATGTAGCTGAGTGGAACAAAGGCAACATTCAAATGCTGCTGGCGCATCCCGCATCAGCGGGGTACGGTTTAAACTTACAAGCCGGAGGTAATATCATCGTATGGTATGGGTTAACTTGGAGCCTAGAGCAGTATCAACAAGCGAATGCACGACTTCATAGACAAGGACAAACACAACCTGTGATTATCCACCACCTAGTAACAAAAGGCACGATGGACGAGCAAGTTATGAAAGCGCTAGAACGTAAAGAAGCAGGGCAGGACGCCCTCTTAGAAGCTATTAAATATCGTAAAGAATTGTATAAGGAGTAAGACTATGCAAAAGAAATGTAGACGATGCGGAGACACATTTACAGTAAAAACACACGAGGATTATTGCCCCGAGTGTGAGAAAGTTATGACACCTCCTGGCGCAGGCGTGAGTAAAGAGTTAACCTGTGAGGGATGTGGCGTAACCTTTACCCACAAAAAAGAAAAGGCGCAAGGTCGTTGGCCTAAATACTGTCCGGAGTGTTTACCTAAATACTCTAAGGTACCTAAGAAGAAAGTAGACGCGACTCTTGCGAATATGGCAGCTAAGAGGAAAGAAGTAGCCGTGACTCTTGCAAATATGGTAGCCAATACGCTTGAGGAGCCGAAAGTAAAGGTCGTCGAATTGAAAGAAGATGTCATCAATCATCCTTCACACTACACACGAGGTAAGATTGAGGTTATCGATTTTATCGAGGATCAACAACTTCCATATCATCTAGGTAATGTCATCAAGTACATCGCACGAGCAGGGCATAAGGGCGATAAACTCGAAGACCTAAAAAAAGCGAGATGGTATTTAGACCGGTACATCAATGAGGTAATGCAGCATGAGTGACTATAAAGAAAAGGCATCGGCGTATCTGCAAGATATAAAGATGATAGCCATTCGAATTCAATCGCTACGGCAGGATATTCGTAAACTGCAGTATGATATCATCACCTTATCGGCGATTGATTATTCCAAAGACAGAGTATCGGGCGGAGGGACTCCAGTAGGGCTTGAAGGTGATGTGGCTAGACTTGTCGATACAGTAGATACCAAAAAACGGGAGATAGCAAAGCTTATTGCTAAAAGGGAAGAAGCGAGGGCTTTAATTGAAAAGATAGAATGTATACCAGGGCGTATTATATTGTCGCAAGAATACATTAACGGGGCATTCCCTAAAAAAGTACAAGCGATGATATATTACGAAAAAAGCAGTTACTTCAATTTAAAAAATAAAGCGTTGAACGAATTAGGGGAACTCCTCTCATAGTGGAGTACTTTGGAGTGTTTTGGAGTATTTTGGACTTAAATGAACCGACTTGACATAGTATAATGTAGTTGTGAAAGGTGTCATTAGTCATCTAACACGAATCCTCTCTTATACACAACTCGGCAAAAAGCACGGTGATAACGACCGTGCTTTTTGTTGTATGTAGTATTGTAAATACAGGGGCCCGTATTTATGATGTAGGCGATCGCGTAAGCTAAGGAGAGGGAATATGTAAAAATGAAATTTACCGCACAATGAAACCAGGGCGAGCCGAATTTGTCCACAGAATAATACTAAGCTTATACATTATGCGCTTGCCCTGTATCGTTGTACGCTGACATCTGATGACTAGAACTATGAGTCCTCCGATAACTATATAGCCTAACAACAACCAACTAGTCATCGGATTTGAGCGTACAAACGTATTAAAGGTGAGAAGGTATGAGCACAGAAGTCAAATGTATTAAACGTAAATGCCTGAATAATAAAAACGGCGTTTGCAATGCACAACTAATTGAATATGATGGCCTGTGTCAAACGTATATCACACATGACCACGCACATAAAAGTAATTGTGGATTATGCACTCGTTCGCATGGCCGATTTAAGAGAAACAGCCGTGATGTATTAAGATAGCCAGGAGGTGAGATAGTGGCTGAGTTAAAGAACAAGAAGCATGAAAAATTTTGTCATGAGTACATCAAGGATATGAACGCTACACAGGCTGCTATCCGAACTGGCTACTCGAATAAAACAGCTAATAGAATAGCTAGTCAGTTATTGTCAAAACTTGACATTAAAACAAGGGTCAAAGAGCTCCGCGACTCCTACTTCAACGAAAACATCATGACGGCTCAGCAGGTCGAGTATGAGTTAACACGAATTGCCCTGGGGCTCTCAAATGAAAAGCAAGTGGTTATCGAAGGCACAGGAGAAGGATGTTCCGAAGCTCGCATTATCGATAAACCGCCGGACGAGAAGTCAAGGCTGAAAGCATTGGAGCTAATGGCTAAACGCCATAGAATACTCAGCGGTGATACAACTATCGATATTAAGCCTGTACTCATCGTAGGTGGTGACGATATTGCAGACTAATAGAGTGTACTTGCCTGATATCGTAGGCAAGGGATACGGTGCTTTTTGGCGTTTTAAAGGGCGTTATAAAGTAGTCAAGGGCAGTCGTGCCAGTAAGAAGTCTTCTACACAGTCTCTAAAAGTTATTATGGAGATAATGGAGAACCCCTGTATAAACTGGCTAGTCGTTCGTAAGACAGAACGGACTTTGCGTGACAGTTGTTTCGCGCAACTCAAATGGGCTATGCGCCAGTTGAAAGTGGAGCGGTACTTCAAATGTTCCGTATCGCCACTTGAAATAACGTATATTCCAACAGGGCAGAAGATTCTATTTCGTGGTCTCGATGATCCTTTAAAAGTAACGTCCATTACTGTTGAAGTGGGGGCGTTGTGTAGGCTATGGATTGAAGAAGCTTACGAGATTATGAGTGAAGATGCCTTCAACAGACTGGATGAATCTATTCGTGGACAGTTGCCTGAAGGTTTGTATCACCAGGTAGTCTTAACTTTTAACCCGTGGTCCGACAGGCACTGGTTAAAGAAACGTTTCTTTGATGAGCCTAGTGAAAACGTGCTAGCCATGACTACGAATTATCTGTGTAATGAGTTCCTGAGTGAATCTGACTTAGTGTTATTCGAAGAGATGAAGAAGAACCCTAAGCGGTACCAAGTAGCAGGGCTCGGCAACTGGGGCGTTGTTGAGGGGCTGGTTTACGAAAACTGGAAAGAACAAGAATTTAGTGTTGATTATATTATAGGTCAAACCGGTATCAAGTCCGCGTTTGGCCTTGATTTTGGTTATACGGTAGACCCTACGGCGCTAGTGTGCATGCTAGTTGATATGGAATATAAGAAAATCTACATATTCGATGAGCTGTACGAAACAGGGCTTACGAATCAACAATTAGCATCTCGTATCAAGGATATGGGGTATGCGAAGGAGAAGATTCGAGCCGATAGTGCCGAGCCTAAATCTATTGAGGAATTGTACCAGGAAGGGCTAAAAGGAATAACCAGGGCACGCAAAGGTAAAGACAGCATATTAAATGGTATTCAGAGGATACAAGACTACGAATTAATCGTTCATCCAAGATGCGTTAATGTGCTGCGTGAGCTATCTACGTACCAATGGGCCAAAGATAGATTTGAGAAATACACAGGGAAACCCGAAGACGAAAATAACCATGCTATGGATGCTATGCGGTATGGTTTGGAAGATATTAATGTAGAAAGGTGGTCGTTTGATTGATATTATCTCAGCTGTGGGACCGCATCATAAAAGGTTCAGTGACTATGTCGGAACGCGAGTTCCTACAAGCACAACTGCGTAATTTTCTAGGTAGCGAACAGCGAAAAACGATGTGTACTGCTATCGATTATTATGACGGTAAACATGAAATTTTGAATAAGCAACGATACGTTATTGGCGAGGGTAATACGCAAATAGCGTTACAGGGCGTTCCTAATAATCAGATTGTGGATAACCGATTTGATGATTTAGTAGACCAAAAGGTTAACTATTTATTGTCTAAGCCATTAGATATTAACACCGATGATGACGAGCTCGATAAGATGTTTGGTATTCAGTTCCAGCGATTATTGAAGTCTGTAGGCAAGTTCGCAACGATGGCAGGAAAGGCGTATATACACCCTTACATAGGTATCGATGGCACGCTAAAGTTTAAGATGATGAAACCGCATCAGGTTTTACCATTTTGGGCGGATGAGGAGCACACACAACTAGATGCGTTCTTATACTTGTACGATATTGAGTACTACACAGGGCTAGAAACTAAGACCATTCACAAAGTGGAATACTACACACCGGATGGTATTCAGTATTACATATGGGATACGGAACGTTTACTCCCTGATCCGGATAAAGAAAATACCGCTAATTTTGCTATTGCCGATAAACCGTATAACTGGGAGCGTATTCCTCTCATTATGTTCCGTGCGAATGAATTTGAGCAACCGCTTATCGATAAGGTTAAGTCCTTACAAGATGCACTTAACCGATTACTATCTAACTTCCAGGACAATATGGAAGAAGATATCCGCAGCACAATTCTGATTTTGCAAAACTATGACGGTGAAAATCTCGCTGAGTTCCGTCAAAATCTTGCTTCGTATGGGGCAATCAAGGTTCGTACAGTAGATGGTGTCAATGGGGACGTTAAGGCCTTAAAAATAGAAGTGAATAGCGACAATTACCAATTACTGATTAACATTTTGCGTAAAGCTATTATCGAAAACGGTCGAGGCTTTGATGCTAAGGACGATCGTATGGCTAACAACCCTAATCAGATGAACATTATGTCCATGTACTCTGATATTGATTTAGATGCCAATGAAATGGAGCTAGAGTTTAAATCTAGCTTGCACGATTTGATGTGGTTCGTTAACACGTATCGTGGCTTAACTAATCAAGATACAGTTGAAGAAGTGGACTTCATATTCAATCGTGACTTGCCTATCAATGAAGGCGATACGATTAACAACTGTAAAAATTCCGTTGGTATCATATCCAATGAAACTATTATCGCAAATCATCCGTGGACGACAGATGCTGCGGAAGAGCTTGCGAAAGTAAAAAAGGAACAGTCCGAAGTAACAGCAGATTTTGTTGTACCGAACGGCGGTGAGGCAGATGGCGAATGATTACTGGGAGAAACGGTACGAGCGGTTACTAGATGAATCGTTTCAAAAAGCGAATCTCACTGATGCGGAAATCAAAGCTAACTACGCCAGGGCGTTACGCAGGATAGAAAAGGCTATCAACGATTGGTATCGCAGGTTCGCTACAGAAAACGGACTTCAACTAGCCGAAGCAAGGAAACTACTGAACGCCTATGAGATGAAAGCCTTTAAAATGGATTTGGCTGAGTTTAAGGCAGAAGCTAAGAAACTCGGTGTATCCGAAGAACATCAACAAATGCTATCAAATGCATCCATTCGTGAGCGGTTAAGCCGTGAACAGATGCTGTATATCAACGTGGTTCACGAGCTCGAAATACTGGCGCAAAAGCAGAGTATTTCACTTAACGACTTATTGAAAGATGTGTATCAGTCCTCCGCGTATAAGTCCGCCTATACCGTGCAGACGCAACGTGGAGAATACTCACCTATTAATACGATTGATAGTAAGCGTGTTGATAGCGTGGTTCACAGTCAATGGGCGAGTGATGGCAAGGATTTCAGTAGTAGGATTTGGGGAGATACAAGTAAGTTAGTAGCTAACTTGCAGAACGATTTCACCCAAGCCCTTATTATTGGGCAAGGGGCGGACACGATGGCGGATAATCTGCATAAGCGAATGAAAACGTCATACAGTAACGCTAAGCGATTAATCGAAACAGAGACAGCACGGGTTCACGAGCAAGGGTTTCTTGATAGTATGAAAGACCTAGATGTCGAGGAGTTAGAGATACTGGCTACACTAGATAGTCATACTTCTTCCATCTGCAGACACATGGATCGTAAACATGTCAGAGTCGTAGATGCTAAACCAGGCGTAACTGTTCCGCCGTTTCATTGCTATTGCCGGTCAACTACAATTCCATATATCCCTGGACTTGAAGGAACTCGAACAGGTAGAAACCAGAACGATAAGAGTACTGATTTTGACGGAGCGATTACCTACGAGGAATGGGAAAAAGAATATATCAATTAGCAGCGGAAACGCTGCTTTTTTATTGCCATTTTAGTATTGTTGGGCGATAACTAACAAGACCGTAGCCGTGAGGTGTGGCTCACGAAAATAAAGCGAAATGGGTATTTTTTAAGGAGGTCACTATGACTAAGGAAGAATTGTTAGCACTAGGATTAACTGAAGAACAGACTGCTAAGGTCGTTGAAGACTATGGCAAGAATTATGTGTCTAAGGATCAATTCAATGCTAAGAACGAGGAACTCAAATCCGTAAAAGGGGAACTCACGACTCTTAACAGCGAGATTGATAACCTCAAAAAATCGAATGCAGATAATGCGGAGCTTGCGAAACAAATTGAAACGATGAAAGCTGATGCAGAAACTCGTAAAGCTGAATACGAGGGTAAAATCGCACAACTTGAAATCGACAATATTGTGAACGTAGCATTGTCCAACGCAAAAGCTAAAAACAACGTTGCAGTCCGTGCGCTATTGGATTTAACCGATGCAAAAGTGAAGGACGGCAAAATCAAAGGATTAGATGAACAACTTGCTGAAGTTGCTAAAGCTAATCCTTATTTATTTGGGGAAGCGTCCGCCCCTAAAGGTGTAGCGCCTGGTAATCCTGGCGGTAAAGCACCAAGTGGCGCAATAACTAAAGAAGACTTCGCTAAAATGACGTACTCTCAACGGGCGGAGTTATTCGCAAACGATGTTGAACTTTACCATTCATTAACAGGAGGAAACGCTAATGAATAAACAATTCTCTTTTAATTTACAAACATTCGCAGCAGGTCCTACGCAAGTTGCTAATGTAGTTAACCCTCAAGTAATGGCGGACATGGTATCCGCAGGCTTACCAAAAGCCATTAAATTTACTCCAATCGCTAAAATCGATAACACATTGGCAGGCGTACCTGGTAACGAAATCACTATTCCAGCATGGGGCTACATTGGTGATGCGGAAGACATTGCAGAAGGCGTAGAAGTACTTGCAACTCAAATGTCCACATCCGTCGCTAAAGCTAAGATTAAAAAAGCAATGAAACGCGTTGATATCACAGACGAAGCTAAACTATCCGGTTATGGCGACCCAGTAGGCGAAGCTACTCATCAATTACGTTTGTCCTTGGCATCTAAAATCGACCAAGACGTAGTAACAGCTCTCGGCGGTGCTACTCTTACTGTAACTGATACTAAAGTTATTTCTTATGAAGGTGTAGTCAACGCAGTAGATAAATTGAACGAAGAAGACTACGTTGAAAAATATTTGTTCGTAGCACCTTCCCAAATTACAGCTCTTCGTAAAGACGCTAACTTCATTGATAAAACAAAATACGGTAACGACGTTATGATGACAGGCGAAATCGGTATGATTGCAGGCTGTCGTGTTGTAACATCTCGCCGCATCAATGACACAGGCGCAACTGTTGATAACTTCATCGTTGGTGTAACTGCAGAAGTGGAAGATGGTACACCTGTATTACCAGCCGTAACAATTTACATCAAACGTGATGTTATGATTGAAGCTGATCGTGTTCCTGAAAAAGGCTTGGACAAAATCGTTGCTAACGAACACTACACTGTTGCATTGACTAACCAATCCAAAGTTGTAAAAGCTACATTCAAAAAATAGTAGGTGAATAGTATGACCACGAAAGAGACAGTTTTACAAATTCTTGAATCGTGGCTTGGGTATGATGCAATTTCTGATGTAAATATCATTGAGTATATGATTGATGCGGAAACACAACATATCCTCAATGATATCAATCAGAAGGAATTACCTAGCGAATTACAGCACGTTCTCGTATATCGTGTAATTGGCAGCTATATCACCACAAACAAAAATAAATTGATTGAAGCTGACGGCGAAATGGCGAGCTCCATTAAAATGGGCGATACTGAAGTTCAGTTTAAAGGACCTGACAAGGCATCTCGTCTCCAAGAATTGGCCACCGCTTTGAGTGGATATGGAAGGGGTGACCTAGCATGCTTCCGACGGCTAAGATGGTAGATGCTGCTAGAAAGCAGTTAGAACGATTATACGATTGTACGTGTTATGTTATCTCCGAAGTGGACGCAATGGACCCCGATACTGGAATTATGAGTAAAACTGCCAGTAGAGAGGGTCCTTTTGCTTGTAGAATTAGCTATAAAACTCTCTCTACAGGTCAAACCGCTGAGATTGCGAAATTTAGTACCACCACGGTACTTTTCACCGCTCCGGATGTAATCATACCAAAAGGGGCTCGAATCGAGCTTATAGGGCGAAATACGAAGCAACTTTTTCGCAGTGCCTCGATTTCTGCACGATATGATACCCATCAAGAGGTGCAACTCGAAAATTTAGAGGTGCATTGACATGGGTGTTGAATTTGATATGGAAGATTTTGCTGAATTTAATCGTAACTTGGTTAAACTGAGTCAGTCAGGCAGTCTTCAGGACTTCAACAAGCAAGTTGTGAAGGAAATGGCTAGTGTGTATGTGGCGGAAGCTAAATTGAATACACCAGTCGGAAAACGATCGGTTAAATTCATGCAAAACGGCAAAGTACAAACAAAGTATTTTGATAGTGAGCATACCCGCCAATCGTGGAGTGTTGGTAGATATCAACTGAACGAAAAAACCGGACGGGTTAGGGTGTTTAACACATCCTCTTACGCCTCGTTTCTTAATGATGGCCATCGGCAAGAAGTTGGGAGATTTCTTCCGTGGATAGGCCAATCTAAAGGCGGAGTTATGCAAGGTGGTAGACTGAAAAAGCCTTGGGTAGACGGTGCGTACATGCACGAAAAAGCTGAAAAGGCACTCAGTAAAAATGCTAAACGTATTATGGAAATTACATTAAAGAAATGGATTGAAAAGCATGGTGGATTCTGATGTATTAACAGCTATATCTAAAGCCGTACATACGGCACTTAAGGTGCCTATATACCTAGAATTCAAAGAAAACAATATGACATTCCCTTGCGCATATATCAAGGTGATTGAACCTAGTATGGGCAGACATGTCGGTGATCTTTATAACACTTCTTTGGATTTAGACATCATGTATTACGCCAATAATCTTGATGTGGTTACTGATACGCGAAAACTCATTGATATTCCTAGTGTGTTGTACCTACTGCTTGAATTTGTACAAGTTGGGGAACGGACAATTATGGGCGCAGGTATGAAGTACAAGATTTCAGATGGCGTGCTGCACTTCTTCGTAACGTATGAGAACATACTACGGAGAGTAGCCAAACCTATCGAACGTATGAAGCACATGGAATTAACAGAAAGGGTAAAAGATGGCAGATGAAAAACAAACAGTCGAGGTAACGACTGAACAACAATTTGATGCTTACGCTATCATTGCATCTGACAAATACAGACGGTATCGTGATTTACTCACTTGCCTTCTTAATGAAGATGAAATGTATACGGAAAGCGACATTGATAAGATTTTAAATCAGGCATTAACAACGCCTGTGAAAGGTTAGTGAAATATGGCATTAGGTGGTGGCACATTCTTATTCCACAATAAAGTATTGCCAGGTACTTATATTAACTTCGTATCCAAAGACCGAGCATATGCAGAAGTATCTGACCGTGGCTATGGTGCGATGATGCTCTCCTTTGATTGGGGCCCAAGTGGTGAAGTGTTCCGTGTAGATAACGACACATTCCAAAAGGATTGCCAAAAATACTTTGGTTATGACTACGGCCATGACAAAATGAAGGGCTTACGTGACTTGTTCCGTGGCTTGAAAACTGGTTACTTCTACCGCTTAAACTCTGACGGTGCGCAAGCTACAAGCACAATCGGTAAAGCAAAATATAAGGGTATTCGTGGTAACGATTTGGGTGTATCTGTTCAAGCTGATCCAGATAACACAGGTAAATTTATCGTAACTACTTACCTCACTACAGGTGATGTTCGTAAAGCAGTAGATATTCAAAAGAACTTGAAAGATGCAACAGAATTACAAGATAACGATTATATCGTATTCACTAAAACTGGCGCATTAACTGCTACAGCTTATACTGCATTATCCGGCGGTACTAACGGCTCTACAATCACTGTTAAGAACTACCAAGACGGCCTTGATATGATTGAGCCTTACTACTTCAATATATTGGGTTACGCAGGTGCGGACGACACAATTAAAAACTTGCTTATTGCATTTACTAAACGTTGCCGTGAGCAAAGTGGCGCTAAATTCCAATTAGTGATTCATGGTAAGACTAAAGTCAACTATGATGGTGTTATCTCTATCCTTAATGATGTAACAGACGAAGGTGCTGAAAAAGGCTCTTTAGCGTACTGGACAGTAGGTCGAGAAGCTTCTTGTAATATCAATGAAACAGTAGGCAACATGGTCTACGATGGCGAATACACGGTAAACGTTAAGTACAAACAGTTCGAACTTGAACAAGCTATCAAGGATGGTATGTTTATGTTCCACAATGTTACTGACTCCGTTGGCGGTAATATTCAAGGTGACGTACGTGTATTGAAAGATATCAACACATTTACTGAATTCAGTAAAGCTAAAAACCGCGACTTCTCTCTTAACCAAGTCATTCGTGTATTGGATAACTGGGCCGTTGACAGCGCTAGATTGTTTAACAAAACACATCTTGATAAATCCCCTAATGACCAAGCTGGTCGTGAGTCCTTATGGGGCGACCTTGTATATCTTGCTGAGCAGTACCAAAAAGTACGTGCTATCCAAAACTTCGATGATAAAGACATCCCAGTACCTACGCAAGGTGATAACAAGGAAGATGTATTGGTTAACGTACAATTACAGCCAACTGTGGCTATGGAAAAATTGTACATGACTGTTGTAGTAGCCTAGGAGGATAACGTATGGAAAATGAAATTTTAGATGCATTGAAAACGATGGATGCAGCTGACGTTGTTTCTTCTAAATTAGCGTCTTGCTATATCGTAGAGAATGGTAATCGATACTTACTGTTTCAAGCTAAGAAACTTAGCGCAAAAATTAAAAAGAATAAAGAAAAAGTGGCTATTTTGGGCCGTATTGGTGCGGGTAATAAGTCTACCTCCGTAGAATACAGCGGTAGCTTAACGATTTACCACAACACAGCTTTATTCGATAAGATGGTTGAAAAATACTTGAAAACGGGTGTGGATACATACTTTGATATGCAAGTAGTTAACAACGATCCAACTTCTAAAGCTGGTCGCCGTTCTGTAATTCTAAAAGGTGTGAACCTTGACGAATTAACAGCAGCTGAATTCGACGCTGAAGGTAAATACATCGAACAAGAACACAACTTCACCTATGAAGGTGTTAAATACGTTCAACACTTTAATGAATTAGACGGGATGCAAGCCTAGTGCTTGCTCCCTTTTTTTAGGAGGTTTTTATAATGGCTGAAAATTTAAGCGCATTCCTTAAACAAAATGTTGATGTAGTCAATGAAACAGAATACGTAGCATCTAAACGTATCAAAGTGAATGGCGAGCCAGTGGCGTGGAAAATCAAAACATTGGCAACAGATGAAACTGAAAAAATGCGTAAGAAATACACTAAACGCATTACTGACCGCATCACTCGTCAATCCGAAGAACGCTTTGACGCGACTGCATACAACGAAGATGTGCTATCTAAGGCAATCACTTACCCTAATCTTTATGATGCGGAACTTCAAGATAGCTGGGGCGTTACTGAACCGGTTGAGCTTGTAAAAGCAATGCTCACACCAGGTGAATACGCTGACCTTTTGGCAGCAGTAACAGAAGCCCAAGGCTATGATGTAGGCATGGAAGATAAGGTAAAAGAAGTAAAAAACTCCTAGAATCCAATGAAACAGAAACGATGTTCGCATATTTGGCATTTGTTAAATACCATATGCGACCTTCTGTTTTTGCGGATATGGACATGAATGAAAAGGCTGTAGTAATTGCCTTTATTCAGCAACATGCCAAAGATGAGCAAGATGAAATGAATAAGGCAAAAAGGGGGTAATGAATGGCTACACTTTCTAACTATATAAGCCTCTCTACTAATATTCCTAATGCTATGAACGCAGCCGCAAACGCAACAACTAAAGCCTATCAATCCATGAACACGCTACATAATAAGATGAACGGCGTATCGAGTGCTAGTGAAACGCTGAAAGCTAGCATGGGCGGTATCATGAATAGCTTTGCAGGTAACCTGTTGGCTAGTACTGTGATGAATGGCGTTGGCGCTATAAAAGGCGCTATCGAATCAATCCAAGATACTGCTACTGAATGGGCGCAGGTGCAAGCTCGCCTTAAATTGGTAGCCGGAAGCCAGGAAAATGCTATTTACCTAAATAAGCAGATATTTGAATCCGCACAGCGTGCAAGAGGCGGGTACTTAGAAATGGCTGACGCTGTAATCCAGGTATCTCAATCCGCGCATGATGCGTTCCCGGACCCAAGAAAAGCTGTAGAGTTCATGGAAGGTATTCAAAAAGTATTCGCCATCGGTGGTGCATCGAAAGAAGCACAAAAGAACGCTATGCTTCAGTTAACGCAAGGTTTAGCAAGCGGACAATTACAAGGTGACGAATTCCGGTCTATCGCCGAAAATGCACCTATGATTGAAAACATCATTGCTAAATCAATGGGCGTATCCCGTGGCGAACTTAAGAAGCTAGCTTCGGAGGGCAAGATTACTGCTGAAGTCATTAAAAACGCTATTATGAATAACTTGCCTGAGATTGAAAAGCAGTTTGAGTCACTTCCTAAAACTTGGGGTGATCATATGCAGTCGATTAAGAATAAAGCTATTCGGGCGTTTGAGCCTGTGTTCCAACGAATATCCGACCTTGCTAATAGCGAAGGTGTCCGTGAGTTAGTGGATAACGTAACGGGAGCTATCCAAACAGTAGCACCGGTATTCTATTGGCTCGTAGGTGTTATCGGAGAAACGATTAATACTGCAGTATGGGCATTTAACACGTTATCTAACTTTGTTAGACAGCACTCGTTTATCATGTATACAGCAATGATAATACTGGGTGGCGTTATGGCGTTTTACGCAATCCAGGCCGGTATAGCAGCCGGAAGAACGATTCTCGCTGCAGGGGCTATGGCGATTAAGGCTGTGGCAGATTGGGCAGAAACTGCTGCTCTGTTAGCAATGATTGTAGCCCAAGAGGGATTGAATGCCGCATTATATGCGTGTCCGTTAACATGGGTAATCGGCTTGATTGTTGCAGTTATAGTCATAATCTACTTAGCTGTAGAAGCTATTAACTATTTCTGTGATGCGAATATTAGCGTACTAGGAATCGTAGTTGGTGCTTTTTGGGCGTTCGGTTCCGCTATTTTCAATGTGTTCGCATTGGGATGGAACATTATCGCAGCATTTGTTAATTTCTTGGCCAACGTATTTAAAGACCCATTACATGCAGTCGCTAACTTGTTTATCGATATATGGAATGGTATTTGGCAATTCGTAAAAGCTAGAATTAACGATATTATCGATGCGATTAATAAAATCCCTGGTGTAAATATCGATAAAGTAGGCGGATCTACTGGTGTACTGGAACGGTTCGAGATTGCCGGCGGTGAAACCACTGTCATGGGTAAGATGGATTATTCTAGCGTTACAGGGGCTTTCGGTGAAGGCTACAACATTGGGGCTAACCTTAGTCTTGGTGATTTAATGCCTAACATGCCTGGTGTTAAAACTCCTCAAGAGTTTGACGCTAGCAAAATTACTCCAGGTGCCGCCCATGATGCTGCCGATAAGACTAAGAAAAATACAGGCAAGACTGCCAAAAACACAGGCAAGATTGCCAAGTCTATCGACATGACAAATGAGGAAATCAAGGCACTCCGTGAAAGCGCTATCGATAAGTCCTTGAAGAAATGGCAAGATGCTAATGTAATTCACATCCAAATGAATAACGATGTGGAAATCAATAACGGCACTGACCTAGATGGCTTTACAAGTCAAATCTCGAAAGGCTTGAAAGATGCATTTGCAATTCAAAGGGAGGGAATCTAAATGTATTACTTCTATATGGGGACGATGCAGATACCGATTCCCCCTAAAGAATTAACCACTACTATCAATGGCAAGAACGAAACAATGGAACTATTGGGGAAAGGCGAAGTTAACGTTATTAAACCTGCAGGGCTTACTGACATTGCTTTTAAATTCTTGTTGCCTAACTCTGATTACCCATTTAATGAGTCCTTGGTCTTTAAGTCTAAGAAGGCTAAGTACTACATCGATGAACTCGAAAAGCTTAAAACTACAAAGACGATCTTCCAATTTATCGTAGTTCGAATGAAACCAGGCGGACAGATGCTGGCCATGACTAACATGAAGTGTACACTCGAAAACTACGTCATAGAAGAAGATGCAGATAACGGCTTTGACTCGTATGCTAACGTAACGTTGAAACAATGGAAAGATTGGGGCGCTAAACGGATTGAAGTAAAAACCGATAAAGACGGTACTGCAAAAGGTAGCGTTAAGTCGGATAGACCGACGGACGGCAAGGTAGCAGCATCTACTGCTAAGGTATCCAAAGGTCAGACTTTACAGCAAATCGTTAAGAAGCAACTAGGCAATACGGATAACCTATTTCAAATTGCAGCACTTAACAAAATTGCTGTTCCTGCTATCTTGGGAGTTGGCCAAATCGTCCAGCTTAAACGAGAGGGTAATAACGAATGGCTATAGATGAAAAGAAAACAGTCGAAAAATCTCAAATCAATGGCACTATCATTCCATTACCCATGCCTACTCAACTTCACTATGAGTTAACCATCAGAAATAAAAGCACTGGTGATTTATGGCTCATAGAACCAGAAGACGGCGTACAAATTACGAGAGCAGTTGACTGTGTTCCAAGTAAGATGACATTCAAAGTACCTAAAGACCCTAACCTTAATTTTGAAGAAGGTGACACAGTTAAGTTCACGTTAAACGGAGGAGCGGTGTTCTTTGGGTATGTCTTTGAAAAACAGCGTGACGGCAAGAATTCTATATCAGTTACTTGCTATGATCAGATACGCTATCTCAAGAATAAAGACTGCTACGTTATTGGAGCTATGACTGCGACTGAGTTCATCAAAATGGTAGCCGATGACTTTGGTTTGAAATGTGGTTATATGGATGATACCGTGTGGAAAACTCCGGAGAAACCGCAAACCATATTCAAAGATAAGTCACTGCAAGAAATGATATGCCAACTGCTCGATAAAACGGCCATATACACGCCGAATCAGGCGTTCTATCACTTGTACGATGATGCGGGCGAGTTACGGCTAGCATCGTTTGAGACTATGAAGACAGATATTTACATTGATGATGAGTGCATGGAAGATGTGCAATACACAACTTCCATAGACAAGGAAACATACAACTATGTTAAAATCGTCCGCACAGTTCCAAACGGTGCATCAAGTAAGTTGGAGAACACATTCATAGCCAAAGACGATAAGAACATCGAGAAATGGGGCAGATTACAATATCTGCTCATTCCTAAAGAAAAGGACGTCAACGCAGTAGCACAAGCCAAGGCGATCATGGCTCACAAAAACAAGAAAAGCCGTGAGATTAAGTTGAAAAACGTCATTGGCGATGTGCGTGTACGCGGTGGATCCTTGGTGTACATCAATCGAAACTTTGGCGATATGATTGTTAACAATTATATGATGGTAACATCTGTTACTCATACGTTTAAAACAGGATTTCACGGAATGGATTTAGATTTACGATACGTTGATAATGACGCAGCTTATGAAGTTGCAAAAGACGAAGATGCGGAAGCGGTTAAGAAGATTGAAGCTGCTAAGAAAACCAAAGGTACTGCAGTCACTACTGGGGCAGGCGGTACGGCAGGACAAGTCGATACAGCATTCAGCGCCAATGACGGCCGAGTATCTCAATATGGTAGCGTAGGGTGCGCGGACACAGTATGCGCTACTGGGTCTTGGTACAATTCTGATTTGAAAGATGAGTACAACAAAGGCACGGCAAGAGTTGATACGCTTCGCCAAAATCTCGAGGCTAAAGGTTATACAACGGAACAATTCAACGGATACGCTAATAAAGGTGATTTGTTGATTTATGGTGATGATGAACACGTTGTTATTGCAGATGGTGCAGGCGGATGCTTCGGTAATTCTTCTAAACGTGGCTATGCTATGAAATATGGTAACGCAAATTTTGCATGGCATAATGACGAAGCGCCAACTAAGATTATTCGAATGGGGGCTAAATAATGGATAGCGAGTACATGAAAATCGTTAACACGATTAAAGAAATAGCGAGCACCGTTATATCGAATGGCGAACCTATGGAAGTAGTCGTTGGCGAAGTTGTCAGTGTATCACCGCTTGCTATTAAGATTGACCCTAAGTTAACCGTACCTGAAGAGAATATTATTCTTACTAAAAACACCTGTGAATGGACTATGGAGATGAGTGTTGATCATGTTACAGAAAACAGAGCAGGTGGCGGAGGTATGGCTGAATATGCAAGCCATAACCATGAGTACAAAGGGCGTAAGAAGTATCTCGTTCATAACCAATTAGTCATGGGCGACAAAGTCATTATGCTGAAGGAAACCGGCGGGCAGCGTTACATAGCATTAGACCGTTGGTATAACCCGAACAGGGGGTGCACGACTAAGTAATGGCAGATAATTTACTATTACCAAAACAAAATAACGATGCGCTTATTCCTGACACAGTGAATTACATTGAACCGTCGCATACGTATGATGTTGATTTTAGAACGGATAGCCAAATTAGGGGGTATGCGGATAAGTTGCGAGCTATGGAGCAAGCGATTTATAAAATCATCAATACGGAGCGATACCAATATATTATTTACAGTTGGAATTATGGCATCGAACTACAAGACTTATTCGGTCAGCCAATTCCGTATGTGTACGCCGAGTTACAGCGACGCATAGAAGAGGCTTTACTGAATGATGACAGAATCGCTAAAGTATACAACTTTGATTTTAGCCACGAAGGTGGTGACGTCATGGTTGAATTCGATGTGGATACCATCTATGGTACGCTACAAAAAATCAAGAAAGGGGTGAAAGGTATTGTATGAGCATATGACGGCCAATCGAATTGAAAAACGAATGCTCGATAGAGTTAAAGATGAATTCGATAGGCGCGAAGGTAGCGTTATATACGATGCTACAGCTCCAGCAAGTGTAGAGTTCGCAGAGCTCTACATCCTAGCAGATGTTATTTTGAAACAAGCGTTTGCAACTACGGCAGACCGTGAATTCTTAATACTTCGGGCAGCAGAGTTTAATATTTACCCGGAACCGGCCACACAAGGCGAATTTGAAGCCCAGTTTAATATGGAAGTACCGATTGGCTCCAGGTTTAATTACAACGAATATAACTTTGTTGTAACGGAGATAATCGACGACACGGAACATAAGTACAAGCTCAAATGCGAACAGTACGGACGCACTCCTAATGCGACTACAGGTGATATTACGCCAATCCAAGGTATTAACGGCCTTACCTCCGCTAAGATATTGAAAAATATCACGCCGGGCGAAGATGAAGAAGACACGGAAGTATTTAGAAAACGATACTTTGATGCTTTGAAATCAAAAGCTTATGGTGGCAATGGTGCTGATTACAAGGAAAAGGTATTAGCTATCCCTGGTGTAGGTGGTGTTAAAGTATACCGCTGTTGGAATGGTGGCGGTACAGTTAAGTTAGTCGTCTTAAATAGCGACTACAAGCCCGCAGCAGATGAATTAATTAAGGAAGTAGAGAACGTTATAGACCCTGCACCGAAAGGCAAAGGCTATGGACTCGCTCCTATAGGTCATACTGTAACAATCGAAAAGGCTGAACCTGTAACTGTCAACTACCGAATTGAAGTAACTATGATGAGTGGGCATAACGTTAACGAAATTCAAACTCTTGCAGAAAACGCTATTAAGCAACGATTACTTATACGAGCTAAAGAATGGTGTAATCAAGACGAGAAGGATCATGTTATTCTTCGATCTAGCCTGGTAACAGCTTTGATGGTTGAACTTCCTAACGTTCTTGATGTGGGTAGAATTACCGTAAACGGTGCCGCTATATCAAAACTAGAATTAAAGGATAATCAAATCCCAGTATTAGGGACGATTACTTTGGTGGCAGTATGATTACAGATTTCGGTATTTTTAAGAGAGATATTGATATCTCACAATTCGCCGTTCCGTTAACTCGAGATTCTCGGGATATCCAAGAAGTGTATCGAGTGGAATCGGCTGAATTACAACTACTATGGGATATCATGCTGGATATCTTTAAGGAAGAATACATCTATACCGCATCAGATTACGGGCTTGAAGCATGGGAACAAATCTTAGGCATCAATCCTCCGGATTTGACAGACACAGAAGGGCGCAGAAGTGAAATACTATCGGTACTAATCGGACAGCGTCCTTTTACTATGCCTAAAGTGCAAGAAATGCTTAATTTTAAATTCGGTAATCACGTAGTAGAACACTCCGTTGTATCTGATAGGTATGAGTACTGGCTAGATGTAGTAGATGGCTTCGAGACTCAATTAAACAATATTAGTGATTATGTCGAGCCTTTAATACCTAAGAACTTAATCATCAAAACTAAAAGTACTACAAACCTTAACGGCGAAATATACATCGGCGCTATCTCTGATGTATATGAATCCTTCCATGTCGGAGCGGCATTAGATAAGTTTGACTTCAAAGTAGGCTCTGACATTAATATAGGCATGAGCTTCGACGTATTAGAAACAATTAAAGTATAAGGAGAACACATGGCTTCTATTTATCCAAATACACGATTAACCAATTATGGCCGTGAGTTAATCGCAAGATCGCAAGCAACTGGTAAGAAGTTGCAGTATATTAAATTAGTAACTGGGGACGGCCAGCTCGATAATCAAAATATCGATACTATGACCTCTGTAATAGCTCCAAAATTGGAGTGTCCGTTTACCTCTAATGGTGAGTTCGTAGGGGACGGTCAATTTAGAATTGAATTTGCAGTAGGCAATAGTACGGTAGCTAATGGATTCTTTGCTAGGGAATTAGGCGTATATGCTAATTTAGAAGGTGAATCTGATTCCGCTGCTAGATTAATTGCATATAGTAATGGCGGTAACTACGCATCCTATATTCCGTCTAAGGAGACACCGATTAATTCTAAAGTATTCTCCTTAGATGTTGTAATTGGCAACTCAACAAATGTAACCGTTAAGAAGATTGATGCGGCGTATCTGACAAGAGGTGCATTAGAGGCCCATAGCCGTGATACAAGTGCGCACGCTCCTATCACAGACCAAATTAAAGCAATCCTCGGTAGTGCAAACTGGAAAGACTCCCCAGCGAGTACGCTTGTTACAATTAAAAACTTATTAGGCCAAGGCGCTATAGTTGCATCTAAACTTGATGCTAATGCGGGCTTTGTTAAATTTGCTAATGGTTTCACTATCCAGTGGGGAGCGTTTAATAACGTACCAATAGGAGGTACAATTTCATTTCCTGTTTCCTTTGATACTACCTGCTTCGTGGCGGTTGGTAATGACGTGAATGGTAACAATGTTGATAACCAGGTCCATTCGTTTAGAGAGCATACTAGAACAGGGGTTAAAGTATATTCTCAGGCGGCGAAAGATGGATTAAATAAAACTAGTGCTTGGGGCAGATATATCGCGGTAGGTAATTAAATAATCCCTAGTGCGAACCAGTAATATGATGCAGCATATTTATCACTAGCAACAAATACAGCTTTCGTGTTATTACTTTCACTAACAGAGTTTGCAAAATATCTTGGCGTATCTGACCCACTCCAATACGCATCAATCGCATTTGCCATGAATAATCTTGTAAATCTAATAGGAAATGTTACTTCCGTTTTTACGACATTATCTTGGCCACCAATTCCCCACTGGGGAGAGTTTAATAAGTGACTATAGAACGACGGCCTGGGGGGAGGTCCATTGTAGTAGGTAATTAGGTAATTAGCTAATTCCTACACACATCCAGGTAAAGTTACCTGCATTTCCTCGGTTAGTTAAAAAGCGTATAGAAGCTCTATTATTATTTGAGAAGCCACTGTTCCAAGACACATAAAACTCATCCCCTCTTGTGGTTGTACTTGCGGAGTCATCGGTGCACAATGCAACTAACACCTTACACGTAATAGGTAATGTTATATCACAATATGTATTTTGATTTAAGAACCAAGTTAATCCCCACTGGGGAGTTATTTTAATAATTCTATGGTTTTACGCAGTTCACGAATAGTTTTATGCGTGTATACCCTAGTGGTAATATCGCCTTGTTTATGACCTAGTAAGGAGCGTAACGTGTTAGGTGGCGCAATCGCATCAAGTAAACTTGCGAATGTGTGTCTGGTATCGTGGATAGTATGCTTACCGTTAAGCTGCTTCATAATATCCTGAAAATGCTTACGGAATGATGTGTAGCTGATAGTGAATAGGTAATCGCTAGTATGTAGTTGCTCTATTATAGGCATGATGCGGCGATGAATGGGAATGATACGACCTTCACCGGCTTTTGTTTTAGCGTGTCTCACAATAAGGTATGCTGATCGTCTATTGATATCTTGCCTGCGTAAATTAAGTAGCTCACCGATGCGTAGTCCGGTGTAAAGCAGTATTAAAATCATACGGGAATAAGGAGTATCTATTGCCCATAATTTATTAATTTGTTGGCGAGTAAATACTTTTCGCTGAATCGTCGGTATATTGGGCCCTAGATTTAAGTGTAAGGCGTAATTAGTGATAGGGTAATCTTTAATGATTGCGTAATTAAATAATTGGTTAAGTAGTGTACGGACTTTCTTACAAGATGAGTAGGAAAGTCCTTTTACGTGCATGGAATTAATCACATTTTGAAGGTGCTGAAAATGAATATCCGTGATAGGCATATCCGCTATGTTGGATATGTGTTTAAAAGCAATGCGATAAGACTTAACAGCGCTATCAGAAATAGACTGAGAGTGAATAGGCAACCACTCGTTAAATAGTTGCCTTAATGTAATGGTATTGCGTTGTCTACGTTTTAGCATAACAGCGTAACGGCGCATAATTTCACCTCCGAAAGGATACGACTATGAATCAATATGTATTTGTGTTAAACGAAATGGGCGAACGAATTACGTCCTATGTTGATAATACAGTAACGCAAGAGCAGTTGTTAGCAACTGCAAAACAAGACTGGCCAGATGCAGCAGACTATATTTACTCTGCGGATGGCGATAGTATGCTAGATGAATTTATGAAAGGTAAATTCTACATAGACGGTAAATTTGTTGTACCGCAAGCAAAGGAACCTACTAAGGCCGAAAAAATCGCGGAAATTAGAAACTATTACAACGATCGCTTTGAAACATTAGAGCAAACGTTGTTGCGAAGACGATTGATTAACGGCGACATTACCGACTTGCAAGAACAATTCAAAAAGCTCAATCAAGAAATGGTGTTAAAAATTAAGGCGGTGAAATAATGGAAGCATTCGAAATTAAAAGTGATATTCCTGTTATGAAATTCTGTGAATTTTGCTATGCGACATTAAACGAAGATGGAACATGCCCAACAGAAGGCTGTATCCATAATGAGTTAATGGACGAGGTAATCGAAGATGAAACTTCCGGTACTACACAACCTTAATGCAATTAAAGGTGAAGCAATTTCTATTAATATCGGCTATAACAACCTTGTTGATGAGGGCAGCTTGTTTGCATGTGTTCGTAAATATGTTGATAGTGAAGAATATAATGCGAAGTTTAGTATCGAGGTATCTACCGATAATTTAGAGGATGATGAGCTTTGTAAAATCACTCTATCCTTAGATACTGGAACTCTAGATGTAGGTAAATACCAATGGGATTTATTCTTATGGAGTGGAGACCACCCTATTAAATGTCTAGTTAAAGGGCAACTTAATATAATTCAAGGTATTAGTAATAGGGGGAAATAATGGACGAACTACATATTCACGAAGACAAAGAAACAATCAATGTAAAGGACAATACCCAAATTATTAAATTACAAGGACCAAAAGGCGACCCTGGACTACAAGGGCCTCCTGGTCCTCCAGGACCACCTGGTGAGCCTGGTCGAAATGGTATCGACGGAATAAATGGCGAACAAGGGATACAGGGTATTCAAGGGCCGCCTGGACCTCCTGGTAAGGACGGAGTTAACGGAGCAAAAGGTGAACAAGGCTTGCAAGGTCCTCCTGGGGCACCAGGAAGAGACGGAACTAAAGGTGAACAAGGAATCCCTGGACCACCTGGCCCAAAAGGTGAACCGTTCAAATATTCCGATTTTACTGCGGAACAATTAGCATTACTTAAAGGCCCTAAAGGAGATAAAGGTGAACCAGGTCCTCCTGGCACTGGTGCTAATGTAGACCTTAGTAGATATACAACAAAGACAGATGCTGATAATCTTTATTTAAAGAAAGTCGATTTGAGAAGCTATCTAACAATGTTAGGCGACCCCAAGTATGCATACAAAACAGAGTTAACTAGTTATTTACTAAAAACCGATGCTGAAACCAAATATAGCAAAAAGACTGAATTAGATAACTATGTTAAAAAATCTGAAATTAATCAGTATACTTCAGCATCTAATGCACAACTTACTCCAGAACAGCTTGAGAAATTAAGAGGGCCACAAGGGCCCAAAGGCGAGCCGTTTAGATATAGCGACTTTACACAGGAACAACTTAATGCACTTAAAGGGCCAAAGGGTGATAAAGGCGAACCGTTCAAATATTCTGATTTTACGGCGGAACAACTACTAGCTTTAAGAGGGCCTAAAGGAGACCCTGGAAGCGGTGGTGGACAAGTAACTTCGCAACCAATCGAAATATATGAAGTTGTATGGGGAACGGCAATAGCAGGTGAGCGTGGTGCGGATAGAGGATATTTAGCATTCGACCCCTTAACTGGTTGGGGTTACTTGCATTTTGATTTTAAATTAACTACCCCTTCTGGTAATGGCAGCGTGGTCGCATCACTTCCGCCAAATTCGCCAGTTACTGTACGACTAATAGAAAAAAGCGTTAATGTAAATAACAACAGTGTTTATGTTGAACGAAATAGTCGTATGATTAAGGCTTGGGGTGTACCGGCAAACACTCGTTATATTATTGATATTATCGGTTATTGGAGAAAGGGGTAACAGATGTGGACTTGGCAATTTGAGCTGAATGACATCTTAACAACACTCACAATAGTGGGTGTTGTTGCAGGTGCAGGATATAGATTGTTGATTGTTCCGTTGTTACAACAATTGGACTCTCAACGAATGCAAGATAATCTTATTTTTCAAGAGAAATGGGGTGTGCTAACTGATACTCTAAAAGACTTGAAAGATGAAATTAAATTATCACGTGCAGAACGAATTAAAGCTGAAAGCAAGCAAGTATTGTTGTCAGCAAAAGTTGAAGCCTTAGAAGTACGTGTTGATGATATTAAGGAGGCGTTACATGAACATTCCACCAAATCTCATCAATACAGTTAAAAAATCATACCGATCTGTAAGGGTGGCCAACTTCCACCCTACAGGTATATTAGCCACACGGGCACTAGTATTTATTATGCTAGTACCTATTTTATTAGTGGTTACTCAATATGTTATGTCCTTTATTAGCGGGTACGTGTCAGACGAAGCTAATAAGTTGATTAATGTAGGCATTGCTATTATTGACCACATATTCATACCTAGTGTCTTAACGGCTATTGTAGGGTTCTTGGGTCTTTGGATAGACCAAAATAACAATGGTATTCCTGATAAATTAGAAGAGGAGGATAAACGATGAAAGTATTTATTAATCCTGGCCACGATATCAACTTAGATAGTGGCGCAGTTAACCCTGTTTATGGGACGCGTGAATGTGATGTGGCCCGTGATGCGGGCAAAATGTTAGCACGGTATCTCGAAACAGCAGGCTGTGAAGTTCGTACGCTACAAGATGATGACTTAGGCCTAGTATGTTCTGAATCTGATTCTTGGGGAGCTGATATCTTTGTATCTCTACACTGTAATGCGTTTAACACGGAGGCTCGAGGAACTGAAACGCTGTATAAGTCCTTTAATGGGCAACGATTGGCCAATGATATTCAAAGCCAAATCATCCGAAGCATTAATACCGTAGACCGGGGCGTTAAGAAACGTGATGACCTTTGGGTACTAAACGGTACAGATGCGACTGCAGTATTAGTTGAAATGGCGTTCATTGATAACGAAGAAGATCACGCTATGTTATCTAACGACCTCGATACTATCGTTCGCGCCATTGCTAGGGGGATTACTGACTACGCAGGAGGGGTATAATGTATGACAAAATCAAAGTTTTACTTAATAACCTTAGTTACCGCTATTTTATTATCGGTGGTATTGTGCTCCTCTCCGTCTTTTGCTGCTGGTACATCTTCCTCGAGCCAAGTGGAAGCAACAATCGCGATTCCCTTAACACAGTGGAACGAATTGAAAGACAACAACGCGAGGGCGTTGAGCTTAATCGAAGCATCCAACGTTCCATTGACCGAAGCGCAGACCTTAGTCGTGAAGCAAAGGGAAGAGTTGAACGAAGCACACAATACAATATTGACCTTGGAAACCGAATTAATGAAAGCCAAAATGCTATCCATGAAGCAAGAGGTTACCTTGAACGAAATGTCGAACTCTTTGATAGAATTGAAAGGGCAAATCGACAACGACAAGAGAACAATCAAACGACTACGGATGCAGCGCAACCTGTCTCAGATGGTGGGAGCGGGAGCAGTAATCGGAGTAGTGATTCATCGGTAAAGAGGTGATCCAAATATCTCCCTAGCCTTACGAGGGTGGACGTAAGGCAAGCCCCAGGTAAATACTACCTGGGGCTTTTTGTGTTTGACATCATTTTGACATCATTTTATTAAAAAATATGTAGAAATATAGGCAAATAAGAAAGTATAAAATACAGTAAAACACTGTGTTTATAGGGTTTGTCAGTAATGCGTAAGTAAACTCTTAATCAGGGTGTCCAGGGTTCGAACCCCTGGTGGTCCACCATATAAACCCGCACAGTAGTGCGGGTTTTTCTTATTATTGCCTTTATATTATCTGTATATAATCTATTAGTAATATTAGGAGTACTGAAATGAAATTAGATGATGTAATGACTACACAAGAGGCTGGCGAAAGATGGAATGTACCAGCTGATTCTATTAAGCAATGCTGCTTAAAGAGATATGCAAATAAACAATTTACCGATGATGAAGCTAGAAAATCGGGCAAGAATTGGCTTGTAACTCGTCAAGGCATGGAACGGTTATATGGTGAAGAAAAGGATTGTTCTATCTAATGTATATATTATAAATGACATCATTTTGACATCATTTTATTAAAAAATATGTAGAAATATAGGTAAATAATAAGCCTATAGAACAAATACCAAAAGAATATATGACCAATTGATATTTTAAGCTTTTAGTTTTCTCCTTTTCTGAAAGGTTTGTAATAGCTGAGATGAGTTTATTGGATATGGCATGTTTTATATCTTATAGACAATACGAGCTTAATAGCTTATGATTGCTATATAATAATTTTTCTCATTAGGAGGTAACGAATGGCAGTAGATGTTTCTAGAACACAAGATGTGTATAAAGATGCTGGACAAAGTGTAAACTTTACAACATTATTATTAAATCGTAAAGATCGTGATGCAGAGCTAGAAGTAATTCAAGATATGGCAGACCGTATTCAAGCCATTAAACGTTCTGTAAGTATTCGTGCAAATGGTGCAGGTTTGGGCATTGCTTTTGGTTTCAGCCGTAAAGCATGGGATTATTTATTCCCTAATGCACCTGTACCAAAAGAGTTAGAAGACTTCCAAGGTATTAAAGGTGATAAACAAGACGTACCAGCTGTAGCAGCTGATTTATTCTTACATGTACGTTCCAATGATGAATCCGTTACATATACTGTAGTGGATCAAATTATGGAGTTCTTACGTCCTATTACATCTGTAGTAGATGAAACTCATGGCTTCCATTATGAACAAGGTCGCGCCATCATTGATTTCGTAGATGGTACTGAAAACCCTGTTGGTCAAGAAGCTGTAGAGTGGAGCGTTATTGGTGATGAAGATCCTGAATTCACTAATGGTTCTTATGCATTTGCTCAAAAATATGAACACGATCTTGATGCGTGGCGTGCTCTTCCTACAGAAATGCAAGAAAAGTTCATTGGCCGTCGTAAATTCAGCGATATTGAGTTAGAAGATGATGAAAAAGATCCAGCAGCTCATAATGTAGTGGCTCAAGATAATCGCGATGATAAAGAACATAAAATCGTGCGCATGAATGTGCCGTTTGCACAACCAGGCCAAGGTGTACGTGGTACATACTTTATTGGCTATGCTCGTTACTGGGATGTAACTAAAACTATGCTTACTAATATGTTTACGCAAAATGATAAATTGCTTGATTATTCCAAACCTATTACAGGCATGCTCTTCTTCATTCCATCCCTTGATACATTGGATGCTATTGCAGAAGGTGAGTTATAATCCGCATAGCTAGTTTATGCATGATTTATATGGTTTGTGATGCTCAGTTTTGTTAGCAGCATATAATTTGAGTAAAAATATCATATAAGTTGAGTGAAAATATCATATAAATTCTATAGAAGCACCCCTTTTAGGGTGCTTTTATGCTATAATAAATCTATTAGACTCGAAAAAATACATTGTAGTTATAAATGAGGTATTCCATGAATTATACTAGCACCCGCGGTACCGTTGCGGTAAATGAAACATATGCATTGTTGCACGGCTTAGCAGAGGATGGTGGTCTATACGTACCATCTTTATTCCCTACGAACTGCTTAACTTACAATGATGTGAAAGATAAAAACTATCAAGAGGTAGCAGCTGTTGTATTAGCTAAGTTGTTCCCATGCTTCTCTGAAGCTCATTTAAATGAAATGATCAATTCTGCGTACTCTGATGCTAACTTTAGCACCCGCGATATTGCACCATTACATTCTATCTTAGAAAAAGTATCCGTCTTGGAATTGTTCCACGGCCGTACACAAGCTTTCAAAGATATGGCATTATCTTTATTCCCATACCTTTTAGTAGCTGCTAAAGAAGCAGAAGGTGAGAAAAAAGAGGTTCTTATCTTAACTGCTACATCTGGTGATACTGGTAAAGCTGCACTGGAAGGCTTTAAAGATGTACCTGGTACACATATCCAAGTATTCTACCCAACAGACGGCGTAAGCCCAATGCAAGCTGAGCAAATGCAAAAGCAAGAAGGGGAGAATGTTAATGTCACTGCTATTCATGGTAACTTCGACGATGCTCAACAATTCTTGAAACGTCTCTTTGTAGATAAAGAAACTGCAGAAGCTGTAGCTGAAAAAGGTGTAATGTTCTCTAGTGCGAACTCCATTAACATCGGTCGTTTGGCACCACAAGTAGTGTACTATGTAAATGCCTATGCTGAGCTCGTAGCTCAAGGTGCTATCCATGAAGACGAAGCTTTCAACGTAGTAGTGCCAACAGGTAACTTTGGTAATATCTTGGCTGCTTACTATGCTAAAAAAATGGGTATTCCTATTGGTAAATTGATTTGTGCATCCAACCAAAACAATGTGCTCACTGAGTTCTTTGAAACTGGCACATACGATATGAATCGTCCATTCTATACAACGATTTCTCCATCTATGGATATTCTTGAATCCTCCAACTTTGAACGTTTCTTGTACTATATCTCTGGTGAAGATAGTGAACGTACCGCTGGTTGGATGAAAGATCTTAAAGCAACAGGTAAATTGACTGTAAATGAAGAAGAGTTCAGTCGTGTTAAAGCTAATTTCGCAGGTGCTTATGTTGATGACGAAGAAACAAAAGCCATCATTGAACAAGTGTACAACTCCTATGGTTATGTAATGGACCCTCATACGGCGGTAGCTATGGGTGCATACATGAAGGAATTAGAAAAACATCCTGAAGATGGTGCACGCCATACAATTGTTGCGTCTACTGCTCATCCATTTAAATTCCCTACAGCCATTTGTGAGGCTTTAGATATCAAAGTAGGTGAAACACCGTATGAAAGCTTAGATAATATTTCTGCTGTAACGGGTGTAGCATTCCCTAAACAATTGGAAGCTTTGAAATCTAAATCATTGCGTTTCACAAAAGCAATCGATAAAGAGGATATGAAACAAGAAATTCTTGATTTTGTAGATACATTCTCTAAATAATACGATGCCGCCTTTCAGTAGAAGGGCGGCATATATTTTGGCTTTGTGAACTCTGTATCTCCTGTATATCGGATTGCTTATATAGATAATACAGGACAGTAACTATGTAGTTACATTATAGTAGAAGTGTATAGGGAGGTAGTATGGCTAAAAAAGGCCTTATGTACGCATTGTTATCGGCTCTTTTGTTGAGTACGATGAATTTATTCGTAAAGATGCTAGGCTCTAATATTCCTTCTGGGGAAATTGCCTTTTTCCGTGGCTTATTTGGTACTGTAGCGGTTCTTATCGTTATGTATACCCAAGGCATCCGATTCTCTAAAGAGGATAGAGGACATCTTGTTATGCGTGGATTATATGGCGGCTTTGGCATGGTATGCAACTTTATTGCTTTAGTGCATTTAAAGTTATCCGATGCGACGATTTTGTTTCAAACATCAGGTATATTTGTACTGATTTTTAGCGCCTTATTTCTTAAGGAACGGGTACCTAAAGGGGCTGGGAAATGGCTTCTTTTGATCTTTGTAGCTGTAATGGTTATGGTAAATCCATTTAGCTTTACCGGCTTTACTTGGTTTGCCTTAGTAGCTATTTTAGGGGCTGCTTTATCTGCGGCTGCGTATACAACGATTCGCCTTATATCTAAGCGAGGTAAACATAGCAATTTCGAAATTATGGCGTATTTTATGATTACAGGTATGATTGCAGGGCTTGTTACAACTGATAAACTCGTTATGCCTCAAGGCACAGATTGGCTTATCATCTTGGCGATTGGTGGTATTAGTGTGGTGGCTCAGTTCTTCTTGACTGGTGCCTTTGTTACCACTAATGCTGTAGTGGCACAATTCTTGCAATACGTTGGCGTATTTATTAGTTCCTTCTATGGGTTCTTGTTCTTTGGTGAAAGTTTATCTATTGAAACTATAGGAGCTGGTATTGCGATGTTTGTATCCTCTGTTATGTTGGCGCGCCTTAAAGAGCAAAGTGGTCCTTTGCGTGAAGGCAAGGTTATAGAACGGGCCTAAAGCGCTTTCCTTAGGTATAAACATATAATAGTATATATAGAACTATAAATTATTTTTTCTAATTAATAGAGTTTAACCGATGTAGGGTTAGACTCTATTTTTTACGTATTCTAAATAGGATTTTGAAGAACTATATAATGAGATGGTGCAAAAAGTACGCATAAATACTGATTTATTACAATTTTAGATAGACCTATGAAAAACTATATTAAATAAATTCGAAAAACTATATCGAAAAATATTGACATCTCTTCATCTTTCCTTTATGATTAGTACAGTTATTAACGCATTCTCAA